AGATGAGCCGTACACAGCTACGTGCTTTGAAGAATCGTCCACTCTTCCGTAAGAATGTAATTGATGGTGTGTTAAAAGAAGGTGAAACTTATACTAAGAAGTATTGGGAAGACACTTTAAAAGACTATGCACCAAATGCAGGTATTGAAAGATTTGAAGTATTAGAGTATTGGGGAAACATTGACGTTGAGATGTTAAAAGATGAAGACATCGTCATCCCTAAAGAACTTGAAGAGATGGGTGAGTTGCAAGCAAACATTTGGTTTTGTAACAACAAAATTATTAGACTTGTGCTCAACCCGTTTAAGCCAGCAAAGATTCCGTATTATGCTGTCCCATATGAACTTAACCCCTACTCTCTAGCAGGTGTAGGTATCGCTGAAAACATGGACGATACTCAAACCCTTATGAATGGTTTTATGCGTATGGCGGTAGACAATGCGGTTCTTTCTGGCAACCTTGTATTTGAAGTTGACGAAACCAACCTTGTTCCGGGTCAAGACTTGTCTGTCTATCCCGGAAAGATATTCCGTAGGCAAGGTGGTGCTCCCGGTCAAGCATTGTTTGGAACTAAGTTTCCTAACGTAGCAAATGAGAATTTGCAACTGTTTGATAAAGCACGTCAACTTGCGGATGAGTCTACAGGGTTGCCATCGTTCTCACATGGACAGACAGGTGTATCTGGTGTTGGTCGTACAGCCTCAGGCATTAGTATGCTGATGAATGCTGCTAGCGGTAGCATTAAAACTGTTGTAAAGAACTTGGATGATTATTTGCTTGGACCTTTAGGTACAGCATTCTTCAACTTCAATATGCAGTTTGATTTTGATCCAAGCATTCGTGGTGACTTAGAAGTTAATGCACGTGGTACAGAAAGCTTGATGGCTAATGAAGTGAGAAGTCAACGATTGATGCAGTTCTTGCAGATTGTTAGTAACCCAGTGTTGATGCCATTTGCTAAGATGCCATACATTGTCCGTGAAATTGCTAAGAGTATGGATTTAGATCCCGACAAGGTGACAAACAATATGGATGAAGCTATGCGTCAAGCAGCATTGGCTCCACAACCTGCTGCTCCTGCTGGTGGATTGCCGCCACAGGGCGTAGGTGGTCCTCCCGGTGTAGCAGATATGTCAGGCGGTGGTGGTGGTAACATTGGTGTTGGTGCTGCTCCTGTTCCGGGTGAACAGGGCTTTAGCGGTGCTGCTCAACCTCCACAAGGAATGCCACCACAATGACAGATAGTAAGCCATTCTTAGCAAAACTAAAGCCAATTGTTCATAATACGCTACAGTGGGATGGGTTTTGTGAAATGATTGATTTTTATATTGAACAAGAACAACGTAAGCTTGAACAAGCTAGTGAGTTAAAAGAAATCTTTCAAGCACAGGGTGCAATAATTAAACTAAGACAACTTAAGAAACTTAAGGATGAAATAAATGCCCAAACAAAATGATTCTGAAAAAGAAGAAATTGAATTTCAAAAAGGTATTAGATCAACTGAGTGGTTTAAGGAATATGTTAAAGAATATAAAGAAGAGCCTGATTTAAATACATCAGATTATAATTATCGTGCTGCATGGAAAGCAGGTATTCGTCCAGAAAAAGATAAATATGATAATGATAAATATCATTGGTTATCTTCTGTTCCTGAAACTGGAGAAATGTTAAAATCAAAAGATCATCCTACTGCGTGGAAAGAATATTACATGCGAGAAACTGGTGAAAATCCAGATGAAAAAGGTGTTACAAAAGAACAGTATGAAGAATCAAAAAAACCAAAGATGGCAACAGGAGGACAGGTAATGAAACAAACACAAAGAATATTAGCCGAAGGCGGTGTAATGCAAGAAGGCGGCACTGTCGATCCAGTGAGTGGTAATGCTGTACCTCCCGGTGCTATGAAGGAAGAAGTGAGAGATGACATTGACGCTAAGCTTAGTGAAGGTGAGTTCATTTTTCCTGCTGACGTAGTACGTTATTTTGGTTTGCAAAAGCTCATGGCTATGCGTGATGAAGCTAAGATGGGTTTGCAAAAGATGAATGATATTGGTCAGATGGGTAATGCTGATCAAGTGAGCAATCCTGAAGCTCTATACAGCGCACCTGCTGCACCTGCACCAGACTTTGGTAGCGAAGTGGATATGGCGTTGGCAGAAACTGGTAGTACAGAACAAGCCTTTGCTTATGGTGGAACACCTGATGCTACGCAAGCTAAGACAGATACATATGTAAATCAAGCTGGTCAAAAGATTTATGTACCTATGAGTAACGGAAACCCCATCATAGATATACCTATGGGTTTCAATAAACAAGAAGAGACAATGGCTCAGCCAGCTATGATTGCTAGTGGTTTAGAAGAAACTAAAATGTTTGCTGGTGGGCTTGCAAAGAAACGTAAAAAGAAATAGAATACCGTAACCAGTGATGGGCTGGTTGGTACTTAATAATATACCCATCTTGTCCCGCTTGGCTACCTCTCTCCCCGTATTGACGGCAACAGATAGCCCCAACTTAAAAGGTAAATATGACAGAAGTTGTTTTAGAACAGAAGGCAGAAGTGAAAGCTTTTTCTGCGTTTGGTAAGCGTAATGCAAATGAAGAGCGTATCCAGAAGGATGAAGAAGAACTTAAGCAGCTTTTAAATGCTGAGCCTTCTGAGGAAAAGAAAGCTGAGTCAGCAGATAGTGAAGATGACTCAAACCTTAATGCTGAAGAGCGTACATTTAAAAAACGCTATGGCGATCTTCGCAGACATAGCCAGCAAAAAGAGTCTGGTCTACAAAAACAAATTGATGACTTGAGAGAACAGCTTGAGAAGAGCACCTCAAATCAAATTCAACTTCCAAAGAGTGAAGATGAATTGTCAGCATGGGCTGCACAGTATCCTGATGTGGCTAAGATTGTTGAAACCATTGCAATTAAAAAAGCTAAAGAACAAACCTCAGAGTTTGAAAAGCGCTTTAAGTCTTTAGATGAGCGTGAACAAAACACTGCCCGTGAGAAAGCTGAACTGGAACTTACAAAGCTCCACCCAGACTTTGAGAAGATTAGGGATAGTGATGAATTCCATGAGTGGGTTGAAGCTCAACCTAAGTGGATTCAACAGGCTTTGTATGAAAACGACACAGACTTTGTTTCTGCATCACGTGCTATCGATTTATATAAAGCTGATAAAGGTTTAAATAAAAGAAAAACACGTTCAGACAAGGATGCAGCTACCAGTGTTGGAGTGAGAAACTCTAGTTCTGCCCCATCAAATGACGATGCTGATGGTACTTTTTATGAATCTCAGGTGAATAAAATGTCTATCCAGCAGTATGAAGCTAACCAAGAAGCCATTGAAAAGTCTATGCGTTCTGGTAAATTTGTATACGATGTCAGTGGTAGCGCACGATAAGTGTTGACACACCTTAAAAAAGTGTTATAACTAGAGGCAAGATTGAGTATTCAGTCTTGCTTTTTAGTAAAACTAAAACCCTTCGCAAGGTTTTAAACTCTAAAATTTGTAACGCAAACAGTAATCTAACAGAACAACCTGTTCCATTGTCAGCCTGTTATGCTCTTGATGGCGATCATATGCATAACACACCTAATAATGTCAGCCTCTGTAGAAGTGTGAAGCGTATTTAATTATATGCCTTATATATCTATAGGAGAATCTCATGGCATTTCCAAAAGCTACGGGTTACGGCAATTTACCTAATGGTAATTTTAGCCCAGTAATCTATTCCAAACAAGTACAACTTGCTTTCCGTAAGTCTTCAACCGCTGAAGCTATCACCAACAATGACTATTTTGGTGAAATCGCCAACATGGGTGACAGCGTTAAGATTATCAAAGAACCAGAAGTGTCAGTGCAGAACTATGCACGTGGTACTCAAATCACCGCTCAAGACCTGAACGATGAAGATTTCACCTTGGTCGTTGACCAAGCGAACTACTTCGCATTCAAGATTGACGATATTGAAGCTGCACATTCACATGTGAACTTCATGCAAATGGCTTCTGATCGTGCAGCATATCGCTTGCGTGACCAGTATGACCAAGACGTGTTAGGTTATTTGTCTGGATTCTCACAAGCTACTAAGCATGCAAATGCTGGTACAGCCCGTACAACTTTCCCCGGAACTAAAGCATTGTCAGAAGCTGGTTCTGATGAGTTGTTAAGTTCTATGAAGCTAATTAAGAGTAGCTTCGGTAACATCACTACTGCTTCTGCTGGCGATCATTCGATCCCTGTAGCTGCCCGTTTGCCCGGTGCTACTGCATTGCCTACCGCTACAGCTTCTCCATTGATGGTGATTGCTCGTATGGGTCGTTTGTTAGATCAACAGTTTGTTGACAGCAATGGTCGTTGGTTGGTTGTTGATCCCGTGTTTGTTGAGTTGTTGAAAGACGAAGACAGCCGTTTGTTAAACAGTGACTTCGGTGGCTCTGGCTTGCAAAACGGTTTGGTTATTAACAACCTCCACGGTTTCCGCATCTATGTGTCTAACAACTTGCCAAAGATTGGTACTGGTGCTGGCACTACTGGTACTGCTAACCAGAACAGCAACTACGGTATACTCGTTGCTGGTCATGACTCTGCTGTTGCTGCTGCTCAGCAAATCACTAAGACAGAAACCTATCGTGATCCAGATAGTTTTGCTGACATCGTGCGTGGTATGCACCTTTATGGTCGTAAGATTTTACGTCCTGAAAGCATCGCCACTGCTAAGTATAACGCTGC